AATATTTCTAATTGAGCTTGGTTAGCTAGTAGATTAAACTCCAAAGGAGTTATATAACCTCTTTGTTCTTTATTAGCTATCGCTAAAACTCTTTGATACACTGTATCTACGTTTACCATAATTTCTTTTTAATTTGTAGTTTACGATCGCCCCGTAGGGCGACCGCTCTACAGTTAGATTAATTTAATCTTTTTTCTATATTGGAGTAAATCTCCATTCCTTCATCAGTCTTAAACCATGCGGCTAAAGCTGAATATGGGTTTTCATCAAATGGTACTGTCATTAACTTTCTACCAGTACTTTTCCAAGAAAAAGTTCTTTGATCTTGGGATAACTCTATAATACTTGCTTCAGTTGCTTTAATACCAAAATTCCTAAGTTGAACATTCTCGTCTGTAACTAGTTCTAAGAACAATTGAGGACTTCTCTTAGCGAATAATAGTAAATCACGTTTAATCTCCTTAGAACTCATGTTTTTCACCTTAGAACCAATCTCTACACGCATAACAGCTTCCATCATGTCAATATCTAAATTGCTTGCCGCGTTCATAGCCGCAACTTCAAATTCTAACCAATCCAATTGCGTCTCCGCTTCTTTGACTTCATTGACTTCGTAAAACAATCTATCTTTTAAAGGATGATAAATGGATAAAAGCTTTTGAAGTGTTACTTTGGTCTTTGGAACCATTAGAACTCCATCTCTGAAAATAATATGAGATAACCTGTGTTCACCTTTCATTTCGTCTACGAAAGAGGTTCTTTGGTTCTCACAGTATTTTAACTCTCTTTCGAATCCTTTTTCTTCGTCGAAATAATAAATATCAGAACCCTTAATCATATAAGATAATGGTGCTTTACCATTTTTTAATTTATAAATTCTTTCTTTAATTTCCCAACTATCTTTTTTTTCTTTTGGAATTTTAACCTCCATGAAGTCGTTCGCTACTTCCATTACTTCTTCAGTTACAGTTTCTTCTGCTGCAACTGGCTTTGTTTCTTTTTTCTTTGCCATAATATAATATATAATAAAATTAATAAAAATAAAAGTACCGAGGCCGAAGCCCCGGTTCTTTTAATATAAATAAGTGCTTAGTTTAATAACATGAAGTTATTAGCACCTTGTACTACTAAACATCTTTCAGATAAATAGTGTACTTCCATCGCGTCTAAATCAGACGTAGTTGCTCCAACAGAACCAGTAGTCCATGTTTTCATTTTTCTATCGTCTGTTTGTGAAGATCTGTATCTAACATGTAAGAAAGGTCTTTTAAGATTCTTTCCTAAGTTTTGGTCATAAACCGTAGAAACACCAGCAGGAATCATAACTCCTCTAACGTTAGTCACTGTATCTATAACACCACCTCTAGTAGCAAGATCGTTTAAGTATTTCCAGTCAGACTTGTAGAAGTCATAAGAACCTCTTCTGAATCCAGAGAAACCTAAGTTTAATGCCATATCTTCTTCGTTGTCGAATACTCCGTAAGAAGTACCTCCAGCTCCGTAAGAATTCATAGAAGCTAACATATCATCCATCGCTAACGAAGTAGATCTGTCTATAAACATCATGTTTTCTTCAATAGCTCCATTCTTATCGAACTCAGCTAAGATAGCGTCAAATTCAGCTAAATCAGTAGCAGCGTTAACACCAGTAACACCTGAAGTTTGATTACCTCTATCAGTGATAGCCGCAAATAAACCTTCAGTACCAGCGATTGTACCACCAGAACTAGTTATAGTAGAAGTAACTGTAACAGCTGCTTTTTCAGATTCAATCATACTCATCTCTAAGTAATCAGTAAATCTAGCTCTTGTGTCACCTTCAGCTTTTAAGTACCAAAGATATCCATTTTGACCATCTTCACCACTAATTTCAACCCAACCAATAGCAGACGCATCAGATCCAGAGATCTCATATTTGTCTTTTAATATGATTGGTTTGTTAGAGAATGATTGGAAAGTTGGTGCGTTTGCTCCTTCTCTTCCAACTGCCCCTTTCACATACTCAGAACCATAAACCATAACACTAACGTTCGTTGTACTCGCTATACCAGCGCCAGCGATATTCGCATGTGCGTAAGGTAGTACAGTAATAGTATCAGCAGCTGTAGCGTTAACAAAAGCTCTAATAGTTGCGTTAGCATCTGAAATTAATACTGTATCTCCTGGACGTATAGCATGAGTTGAAACAGACGTATGTCCACCTGGCTCGTTCACTATAGTAACTGTATTAGTTGATACTGTACAGTTCTTGTACGATAAATGTAATCTACCTTGTTCTGACCAAACTACTTGGTCTGAAGTCATAGACTCTTCAGCTCCTACTTGAGAAAGAAATCCTGAGATAGTTCTGTTTCCAAAAATCTCAGCTTCTTTTTCCATAAGATCTGGTAAATATTGTTGCGACCAGTCATTGTTAGATGACCCATCAGCGAAATCAATATAATTGCTCGCTAATGTTTGCGCTCTTGGTGACGGAGTTAACCCCGACGACGTTACACTTGTAATTGCCATTTTTTTTAATTTTTAAATTGTTATTTTTTTCTAATTTTAAACGTAGAGTTTGATCGACTTTCTTCTCCTAATACTCTCACTTTTATTCCACTATCATCAATAGGTGTTCCGTGTGATTCTCTAGGACTCATATCAATGTTTTTAGAATTAGCCATACTATTTTTTAAAGCATCAGCCTTTCCTTGTTCGTAAAAATGATTCGCAATAGCATCAGAGTTCATAGCAGTAAACATAGATTTGTGGTAACCAGCAGCGTCTTCCATTTGATTCTTTTCGTTCAAGAACTTCTTGATGAAATTGTTAATATCACTTTGGCTTTCTTTTACTTGGTTTGGATCTTTAACGTTAAACCTATATTTTTTGTCTCCAACTTTGTATTCAAAACCTTTGAACTCATCGTTAAAAACTTCTTTAGTTTTATTTAAAAATCTATTCTTTGCTTCCTGATGAATCTTTTTAGTGCTCTCAGACTCTTTGTTGTGTCTATTAAAGAAATCCATAGCTTTTTTAGCTTCAGGCGTTAACCTTGACCCAGCTTTGATCTCTTCATAGTATTTGGATTTGTGCTCTTCCAATTGAGTTTTAGCGCTGGCAACTTGCTCTTTAAGCGCTAATTTTTTTCTTTTAATATCGTTTTCCTCATCTATGTCTTCGTCAAACGAAAACTGATCTTCCATTAGGAAATCTATTTCATCCGCTTGTAGATGGGGTTTAGTTGTTTTGTAGTATTCTTTTAATAGAGTTTGGTTGTCCATTTCAGAATAATCTTTATTTAACTTGACGTAGTCGTTTAAGTCACCTCCTGTATCTTCCATAAAGTTCATTAACTTCTGAACGTTTTGAGGGAGTTCTTTTCCTGTTTCAATTGATTCTATAATTTCCTTTTCTACAACCTCAGCTACTTTTTCAGTTTCAACTACTTCGTCTGTGATTTCTTGTAACGTAGGTACCTCTTCTTTTGTCTCAACTTTTTCTTCTGGAACTTTTATTTCCTCAACTGGTTTTGATAAATCTACCTTAGTAATATCTTCAGCTTTTTTAGCTAATTCCTTAAGATCTACCTTAACAATCCCATCTTCTGGTTCTTGGAACTTTTTCATTTTAGGTTTTTTAACCTTTAACTTCTCGACTTTCTCGTCTACTTTTGGTTCTTCTTTTTTTGCCATAATATAATATAATAATAGTTAATAATTTGTTCTATTTAGGATTGAATGCGCCTAATCGCATACCTCCACCTATAACATCATTACCGGAAGATTCGAATCCTTTAGCTTTTATAACGTTAGCTGCTTTCTTGTCTTCCATTCTTGATTCGTGTCGGTTTTTTGTATCTTGATTCCTTGTTTCTTTACCGTCTTTTATAACTTCTTTTGACATCTCTCTTTTCTCTATCATCTCCAACTCCATTTGTTTCATTCTCATGTTTAGTTCAAACTCGTGATCCATCAAAGCTTTCTTAACTTCAGCTTCAGCGTGTAATGTACCTTTCTTGATTTCTCCTTTTTGAGTCTCAACTTTAATCTCGTTCTCTACCATAGCAGCTGCTTTTTCCATTTCAGCTTGAGCAGCAGCTTGAGTTTGTTGAGCGTTAGCTTCTCCTTGAGCTTTCATGTTCTCTTGTTGCATTTGTTGGTCTTTCTCCATCTTCTTCTTTCTTCTGATCTTAAGAAGTTGGTTTGCTAACTTGATATTTTTAATCTCTCTTAAATCAATAACATCTTCTAAATCTATTGTTTGTTGAGAAAGAGCAGTTTGTATATTATTTTCTAATAATTGTTTTTCCTCTTCATCTGGAGCTAACTCTAAGAATATACCAAAATCATAAAGATGTAAGTTTTTCATTTCCTGAAGAGTAGCCACATTGTGAGATCCAATAGCTTGCACAAAAGCATTTGCTGTTGGAGAATACTCTAATATATCTGATATTCTTAAACAAAGTTGCTCACATATACTTTGTGTTATAAATGCTCCACCTTGTAATATATGTCTTGTTGCTGTATTCGAATTAGCTGCTGCTAGTTTTTGTACTCCAACTAAAGCCTTTGGATCTGGAGTTGCAGCGTCTCTAGCTTCGTTTAATCCGGTTGTGTCCCTAATCATTTGTAGATAATAATTATACGTACCAATTAAACTTTGCATTTTAGCTCCTCCACCAGATTGTATTTCTTGAATAGGAATTTTACCACCATTTTGACCACCATCTGTAGTCATTGATCTACCTATAATACTACCAGTTTGGAAGAACATGTTTAACGCTTCTTGTGGATTGTAATTAGTTCCATTACCTAAATCAATCTCTGCTAAACCATCAGCATCTAAATATATTCCATCTGGAATCATTCTAGACATCACTTGTTGAAGTTTCAAATGAGTTAACTGTATCATATCAGCAAAACCTGTTATTCTCCCTACAAGTGATTCTACTCTTCCCTCGTACATTCTTGGAGCTACTATAGAATAATTCATAGTAACTTTATTGAAGTCACTTTTAGGACGCATCATATTTTTAGCCTTTTCCCACTTAAGCATTTTCTTAGTTCCTAATACTAAAGCCCCTTCATATAGACATTCTATTTTTCTACCAATTCTTTCGAAAGCTAAATCTTCTCCTGTTGGTGGGTTGAAGCTATCATCTTTTTCTATAAGTTTTTGTAGACCAGTCGATGTTTCTTTTACTTTGTAAACTTCATGGATATAAGTCTTGTAATTAAAATAAAGAATATCTATTTTATTTTTATCTTCTTGTTGGTTAAACCTACCTCTAGATCTATAACCGTACTTATAATTGCTTTTTGTTAGGTCTTCTAGTTCTTCTTCTGTTATATCTGGGAACTGTTTTATCAACTCGTTTATAGGTATAGATTTCACTTCTCCAACGTAGTATATATCATCAAAATAAGGGGAGTCGGTGTGAGAGTAAACCAAGTTAGCTGGATCAACGTATTCTATCGTAACTCCCTCAGCTGTGTTGAACGTAGTTTTAGAAGCAGCAATACCACAAACTGTTAAATCGTATATTAACCTTTTTCTAGTTAAGTCATATTTATTCCCGTCAAGTAAAACGTTTATCGCTTGTTCCTCCGCTATCTCTACAGCTTGTTTATAATTTAAAGACATGTGTAAATCTAGTTCTTCTTGGGTCTCTGGTACGTCTTCTTCTTTGTTTTGCTTGAAATCCATGTTCATCAAATTCTTAGCCATTTGATCGAACTCTTTCGCCTTCATGTCTTTCATTATACCTTCCATATAAGCTGTTCTTTTCTCTACTCCATATGGATCTTGAGAATAAGCTTTTATAGAATATTGTCTTTCTGATATACCGTTAACAACGATATCTACGAACTTAGGTATAATTGGTACTGGTTTCCAATCTAGGTTCAAATAAGATAAATCACCGTTAATAGATAATTCATCTTTATATTTTTGTATTGATTGTTCTCCTCTAGCGTATAATCTTAACTTGTGATAATTATTAGTATAGTTAGAATATCTATTATTTCCGTTTCTTTCTCCGTCAAACCATTCAGCTTCTATAGCTTGCGCAACCTTCAACCCATAATCATGGGATGATTTCTCGTTATCGCTAACTACTTGACTTGGAAAATTATGATTACCTCTCATATTATTTTTTAATTAATTTAGACATACCACCTGTATTTGAATATTTAGCAATATTAATGTTTAATTTTGGTTTTTCTATATTTGCGTTTGGAGTGTATAAATGTCTATTGCAAGCCATTATAGCTAAACCAGAACTAATAGATGCATCAAATTTCGTTCTTCTGTTTATATCGAATCTACTCCAATCGTTTAATGTTTCGTTGAAATATATGTTTCCATAATTTCCATCACCTAAGTGACCAACGTGATCTTGAATATACATTTCAATAGCAGCTGCGTGAGCCTGCTTAATATCCTCACTTGAGTTAGGTATTCCACCTATTTCTTTTTCTGTTACAGATAATTTGTTCCAAGTTTTATCTGGTCTGTTCATAGAGTAACCTCTATATCCTCTTCTTCTTAAATAGTATAACAACCTTGGTTTGTTATTCTCACAGAGTAATGGCATTCCATAAAATACTAAAGCCATTAATACGTCTTCAAAAAATATCTCAGCTGTTTGCGGTCTGGCTATATACTCTAGGAACATATGATTGGGTGGGCAATCTTCCATGCTGAACTTCGTTAATCCGTGTAAAGCTCCGTTAGATCCCTTACCATCTACCGTTCCTGATATATCGTAACTATCACAACCAAAAGCTCCCATATGTTCGTTCGCAGGATATTTAATACCGTTCTTTTGAATTATCTTACTCTGCATGTGCTGTGGAGGTGTCCAGCTTATTTTAAACCTACCTTTTGGATCTGGGTAAAATATAACCCGCGTGTCTTTAACTCCATTCACCCATTGGAAGTTTCCGGTATTGACGTTTGCTGTACTACCTATTCCTTCGTTATAATCTATCTGTTCGTATATTTTAACTAGATTAAAGATACTATTCTTAGCCTCGTCTCTAAACGCATGTTCTGTAGTTCTTGGAAATTGTCTGTAGAATTCGTTTAAACCATCACTATCCGATTTTAATCCTTCTGCTTCGTTTTCCCAGTGTTCTATTATACCTACATCTATTAGTTCACCGTCTGGTCCGAGTACATCATGATCTGGACTATCAAAAACTGGATGTCCGAATTCATCAATAAATCCTTCGTAGTTCCACTCCATTGGGATAAACAGAGAATATAAACCAGACTTTGTTTGTCCGTTTTTGTTTCTTGAAGTAACGTCTGAAGCATTGTATAATTTTTTAAAATTACTCCCACCTTTATCTAAAGCGTTTGAGGTTGAACCCATCATACATTTTCCAACTATCCTACTACCTAATCTTAAACACGTTTTTGTAACTCTCCAGTTATTTAATATGTTATCTGGTCTCTCCCATTTACCACTTTCATCATGAACTAGTAAATTTAGTTTTTCCCCATCATAACTATTATCTCCTGTGTTCTTCCAATCAATAGTTGTATCTAATCCTTTAATATCTTCGAGTTGTTCATTCGCTGTAATCTTCTTTCTCGTAAACTTACTAGCGGGAACACGATAAGCAAGCTCGGATTTTGGACGATCCATTCCATCTTGTATAGGTTTAAAAAAGAACGGATAGTTAATTGATATAGGAACAACCTTGTCTGTAAACATTTTTTTCGCATCTGCACCTGATTTTGATAATATACCATATCTACTATCACTTGATATAGTGGCTAAGTTAACTGTTTCTGCTGACGACATAAAAGAAAATCCTGATCTACGGTTTTTAAGGTAACATATTCCGTAACATCTTTTATCTGCTTTACAGGCTTCCCAGAATATATAGAACAATCTGTTTGCTTCTCTAAAATCTGGAGCTCCAACATCAATCTTACTCCATTGTAAATACATATAGTGCGTACCGGTTATCCAGGTTGGCTTACCATTATTCATGAACCAGAATCCTTCATCTCGTCGTTTGAATTCTTCGTCTATGTAATCGTACCATTTTTCTTTATTGTTTTCCGGATAATTCCTCCAATCGAATATGTTTTTGATCCTCTGGAGCTCTTTAGGATAGTCCTGCTTAACCCATTTATTCTTTGGATGCTTATATACTTCTTTGGGTGGTTTCGGTAGCGCTATAATTAAATTTTGTATTTCTATGATCTCTCCTATAACTCCATTGTGAGATAACACAATTAAGTCGTGTTCTTTATTGTAACCGTATTTCCATTTCTTACCTCGATTCATTCTAGTGATCGTGGTTTTCTTTATCGGTTCTACTATGTTAACTAAACTTTGCTTGTACATTACTTAGATCTACCTTCTGCGAATCCTTTAAAGACTTTTTTCTCTGCCTCTTCAGGTGCTTTGCCCTCCAAAAGGTTTTCTTCTTCTTGAATTCTGTTAAGTATTTCGAATGCGTCAAATATAGCTAGTTTTTTAGTAGCTGCGGCATTTTTCAATCTATCTGCTGATATGTCGTCGTCTGAATCTACAATCGGTTCCTTTGCGACTTTAATCAGTTCTTCTACTGCTTTCTGCCCAGCTTGGATTATATTCTTCTTCGTTTCCTTGGTATTCATATTTAATTGTAATAAATTGTGTCATAACTCTATATAGTCTCTTTCCATCAACTACAAACTCGTATGTTGAAAAAGGTGTGAATCCTACTAGATCTCCTTTTTCGTAAGAACCATCAGTATGTTTAATAATACCAATACATGATTCTTCTTGATCTACTCCTAGATATTCTCTATCTTTAATAGGTTGTACAAAACAATATCCCTTAGGAGCTTTCCACTCTCCGTTTCTTTTATATAAAAATATTTGATCTTCTTTTACGAGATAAGTATTTTCATCAAAGAAACTTCTGCTGTTTCTTTCTTTACCCTTAATATCGTGCCAACGTCTAAAAACATTGTGGTGAGTTACAACAGTGTCTCCTGGTTGTACCTCTGATTTAAAAGCAGTGGGAACAGATTTAACAATAGCTTGTCTATTCACAAATTGGTGATTATAAACCTCCGTATTGAGTATTAACTCAGAAGTTCCGACTTTAGTAGTATTGTTGTATCTGTTTCCCTTTGGCTCTATAACGAAGTCAAAAGGCGCTTTCATTAATATTCTAAGTTATATTCTATAGATATCGCCATGTTTTTGTTGAAGTCCTTCCAAGGTAAAACATCTTTATTCTTCTTGATATAAATAGAATATTTATCTTTCTCTTCTAATATATCAATAATTTTATGTCCGCCATATACCTCTTGACCAACAGCGTAGTGCATGGCGTCGTTTTTATAATCCTTACCTACGGTAATCTTCCTAATTAGTTTGCTCATCTTTGTTGTGATTTATAGTACCATCTTGAATATTAATATCAGCTGTACCATAAGTCTTTTCAAACCCAGACTGTAACACGCTTAACTTCTCTTGTAGTGTAGATACATAGTGTAGTAAATTGTGTTTCTTACTTTCAAAACTCCCAATTTCCATTTGAGCTCTATTTAGATCGTTTACCGTTGATTGTACTTGATTTAATTCTTCGTTTGTTATTTTAGAAGGTTTTTCAGCCTTCAACTCCTTAATTTTCTTTACTGTGTTCTTTGCCATTTTATTTAATTTAATTTAATTTAATTATTTATTTTATTTTTCGAACGAAAGCTCTAATGTTATTGGACTTGCATTTATAATTTCATCATCATCTGCAGCCGCAACACCACTAACTGCTTCTAATTGAATATGTGTAGAGTCAATAACAGATTTGATAGTTCCTAAAGCAGTGTCAGAATCGTGTACGTGTATAACATCTCCCTTATCAAAGAAGGTTAACGCATCTACCGTTTTAACTAATAAACCTGTTGTTGCTGTTGTGGCTAAACCTGAAGCTTGTGCTCCGTCAGCTAAAACCCCCGTAGAAAAATTAAAATGACCACCTTGCGTGCAGATGGCAGCTACGTATAATCTATCATATCCAACGTTTATTCCGCTATCAGGCGTACCTTGTAGTACCGCGTTAGATACCTGATCAGCACTTGCTCCGTGCCCAAGAGATCCTATGATTATATGATCTAGATCAATTTTGAAATTAGTGTCATCCATCGTGATAGATCCAATTACATTATTAAAGTACCCTGTACCATCCGCTGTACTATTACCTGTTCCTATAGAAGAAGGAGCTGTACCATCAACGTTTGCTTTTGCAAATACAAATTGAATAGATTTGGCTGTTTGAGCGCCTCTAACTATACAACCTATATCTAATAGTTTACTAGGTCCTTTTGGAACGTCGAAAGCCGCCCAATCAAAAAGAACGTCACCATCTCCAAAAGCTAAATCAGTTTTATTTGATTGTATTTGAGTAGCAACTGGCATCACCGGTTTTACTGTTACTGTGAAATATTTTCCCATTTTATTTTTGTTTTACTTTTTCTAATGATCGTCCACCAAAATAAGCTCCAATCACTGTTATTAATACTATTTGTAATAAGTCTGTCCATTTTTCTTCAACTACGAATTTAATTGTACCAGCATCAATAAATATCATTAATACTGTAGATACAACTAAAAAAGCCAAAGTCATTGGTCTTATGTTTTTTGCTAACCAAGAATCGGAATTCATATCTGCTTCCCAACGTTTAGTTATTGTTTTCTCCATTTCTACCTCGTAGTTGGAGACTAGTTCTTTTACTTTTAATTCAGCAGCTAACTTCTCTTCTTTCGATGTATGTAGGTCGTCTATAACGTCACCTACACCTTTTACTAGTTCAGTTGCTCCACCTGAAAATATACTTGCTAAGATACTCATCTTACATTCCTCCCTGTGGCACGCCCATTCCTGCTCCCGCGCCTGGTCCTGGTGGTGTTCCCGGTGCTTCTTCTGCTTCTGAAACTCCTCTAACAACTAATCCACCTTCACCTTCTTCAACTTGGTAATCGTTATCCATAACGAACCCATCTTCGCTAACTTGTAAAATGTTATCTGGGTCTTGTACTGGAATTGGTTCCATACCTTCTCCTGGACTAAACATAAACCCTTCTTCTGTTTTAGTTATGTCTTGTCCTGGTATTGTTTGTGTTTCTCCACCTACCGCAGCTTGCATTAGTGGACTTAATCCGTTTGTCATATTCATTGTTTTTATGTTATAGGGGGTAGCTGTTTTATAAGATCCACCAAGCTCTCCGCCTACCGTGGATTTTACCCCAAATTTTGATTTCTTTTCATTTGGTGACTCCATTTATCCTTGAGCTATCTCTTCTTTTAACTCAGCTTTCACTTCGTCTTTCAATGCGTTTCCAGCTCCACCTCCAGCATCTCCACCACCTCCACCGAATGGGTTTAAAGCTCCTACAGCTCCTTTTACATCACCTTGTAACAAACTCTTAGTTGAATTTATTAGATTTTTTCCTTGCTTTATTGGGTTAAACGCCCCCAACACATTTTTAAAATTAATGTCTAGTGGACTGTCTCCAGATTCTTTCATTTGAAACGCAGAAGAAGGTGATCTACCGTCTTTGATATTTGCTGTCTCTGATTTTTGATTTATTCCAGGGAGAGTATGTCCCTTCATTTTAAATGATGCTTGTTTTTTTCTTGCCATTGTTTTTGTTTTATGTATTTTTCTTTTCAGCTTCTTTTTTAGCTTTCGTACCTACTTTGTAGGCTAGTTTTTCCCACGGAAACTCCTTCCAACCTTCTTCTCTCCATTCTCCGTTATATTTTATTTTACCGTCTTTTCTTTCGTATTTCTTACCTCTCCAAGTAACAGCGTTGTCTGAGTAACCTAATTCACCTTTTTCCATTCTAGCCATATGATCTCCTTCGTGAGCTACAACTTCTGCTTCTAATGGACTACCTTTTTCAATTTTCTTATTCACAAAGATAGTACCATCGTTATTAGCTTCACCAGCTATACCATTATCTAGTTCCTTTCTTTGCATTTTAAACACCATGTCCTTATGTTCTCCCGTACCTTTTAATACTGATCTATTTAGTTTAAATGCCATTACCCTTCTTCTGTTTTAATCTTCTCTGTAACATTTAAAGGTTGATTAGTAACGTGCTTTAATAGAGGATCTTCTATTTCGGGCTTGTTTATTGTTTTGGTTTCAGGAAGTGTTTTAACAAATTCTTCTACACCCTGTTTTCTTTTTTCTTCTCTCTTTTCAGCTCTTTTAGCTTTCCAAGCTTTTCTAGCGGCTTGTTGTTGTTCTAAAGTAACCATATCTCTAAAAGAAGGGATATCGTCTGCACTTAATGTTTTGTGCGCGTATGGTTGAAAATTCATACCCTCTAGAGTTTGACTTGTAGTTTCTTTCATTGGAGAATCCGCTCCAATACCAAAATTTCTTTTCATTGGAGAACCTTTCATTTTAAAACCTTTAACTTTAGATTCTTGAATTTCTTTATTGCTTTTTTCGTAAGGCATATTATCTTTCTTTATCTTTTATCATATCATCTATAGATTTATTGAAAACCTTGTCAGTATATGTTTTATTGTTATAGAATACACTTCTCTCAGAAGTGGGTAGATCTTCTTCACCTAGTAGAACTCTATATATTCTACTTATTAGTTGAGAACATCTGAACGACGTTTTAAATACCGAGTATTTTATTGTTGTTCTGTTTCTGTGTCTCCAGGTTTCTATCCAACCTGCTTTTTTAAGTTTCACCCAACGATTATTATCCCAACTCATTGTGTAGGTACCATCCTTAAACCCTTGTCGTGTAAATCTTCCTTTACAATCTAAATAAATTAATAATTCTAAATCTGCATCTGTTAACCCGTAAGTCTTACAAGCCCACTTTCTTGTGAGCCTGTAATACTTAAGGATATTCATTTCACGCAAATCTTGCGCGGTTAATCGCATTCAGATTACGCTGAATCACCGATTGCTGTGATACTAGTGCTAATATAAGTACCAGCTACATCGTCGCCAAGTAGGATAGCACCATCTTTGTTACCACCTATAGCCTCAGCAATATCTTTCATTGCTTGAAACTCATCACTTGTAGTTATTGTTAATACGTCGTCAGCTCCAACTGTGTCAAAACTAATGTCAACGGTACCATCTTTACCTTCCATACCTTTCATTTTAGATACAGGATATACCATAACGTCGTTAGCAGCAGTTTGCATGACTAAAAATTTCTCTATCATTTTTTTTTATTTTATAATGTTAATAATTAGGCTATAGTACTGCAACCAGTAATTTCATTTACAATTGTTACTGTAGCTGTTGCTGCCGCTGCGTTAGCTAATACCACAACGTTTGATTGTGTGTTTCTAGTAGCTTCACTTAAAGCCCTGCATAATTGCATTGCCGCGGTAAGTTCATCTGCGCCAGTTGTTAGTGTAATGGCGTCAACGTTTCCTGTTCCTTCGTCGATAGCTAGAATAAGTTCTCCTGTCCCTCCGTTTATAGATCTTAGTCTAGATAAAGGAAAACCACAAGAATCGTTATCTGCAGCTTGAGCAAAACAGTAAACTTCATCACTTTTGTTCATAATTTTTTGTTTTTAGTTAATAATTAATTTTGTTTGTTTGTTCTAAGTTTGAGGTTTATGGATTAGGGTTTTGGTTAATCTATTAGTACGACGTCTTGTTGTTTTATAACGCCGTAAAATTTATCTTTATGCTGGATTCCATGTCCAGCGTGTTTATCGTAATGTATAATATCACCCTCCTGTATTCCTTCAACAAGATTTCCCGTTGATATTACTTTAGCTTTTAAGTACCTATTGTCTTCATCTGTTTGTTCTGTAAGGATTAGTCCACCTACCTTTGTAGGTTCGTCCTTTATTCTCTCTATAATGAGGTAATGGTTAACTGCTTTCATTTACTCTTATATTAGATATCACACAATTTGCGGAGATTATAGTGTTAATTACGGAAATTGCGTTCTTTAATGCTGATTTTGTTACAAGTACAGGATCGATAACCCCATAACTAACCATATCTACAGTATCACCACTAATAACATCAATACCCATTCCTTTAGTTCTTGGTAGTTCATATTGTTCTATACCTGCGTTATGTAGTATTGTTGCGAACGGTGCTTGAATCGCGTTTAACAGTATTTTTTCTCCAACATTTTCAGACTTGATATATTGAGAAGCATTCAACAATGCAATTCCACCGCCCGGAACAATACCTTCTTTTAATGCGGCTTTTGTAGCATATATCGCGTCTTCTACTCTATCTTTCTTCTCTTTCAACTCAACTTTAGAGTCAGCGCCTACTTTTATTACTCCTACAGAGCCAGAAAGCATAGCTAATCTTTGTTCTATTTGTTTCTTAAGAAAACCATTCTTTTCCTTCTTCTTTAACTTCTTTACCTCTTCAATTCTCTCTGTAACGTCTTCTGCAGTTTCTAAAGTAGTTAAAACAGTGTTTTTATTATCTGTAACTGATTTCTCAGCTTCTCCTAATATATTTAGTGATATACCATCTAGATCATCTCCTAGTTCTTCGTTTATAACAGTGGCACCAGTTAGTATAGCTAGATCTTCACAAGTATCTTTTTTAGTTGGTCCAAATCCTGGAGGATCAATTATATTTACTTTAATGTTACCTTTAACTTTATTCATTAAAAGTGCCGATTTTACTTGCTGGCTCACTGGAGCTACTATAAGTAAAGATCGGTTTTGCTTAATAGCAAATTCTAGTACATTTTGTATTTTTCTAACGTTTGGGATTTCTGACATTACTATTAGAACCAAAGGATTGTCTAATATGGATCTTTGTTTGTCCGTGTCAGTGATAAAGTGTGGTGACGTAAGTCCAGATTCTATTTGTACCCCGTCAACTACTTCGACGTAAGTATTCTCAGTTTCTGATCCCTCCATCAGAACAACACCATCTTTCCCTACTTTTTCGTAAGCTTCTGATATAATCTTTCCAAGAGCTAAATCATTGTTACAACTAATAGCACTAACACTCTGAAGCATATCTCCTTCAATCTCAAGAGCGTTCTCTTTAAGATAATCATTAATTTTGTTTAATCCAGAATTAATCCCTTCTTTAATCTCTCTAATAGTATTGCTATCGTATTCTTTTTTGTTTACCTCTTTAATAAGTGCTTCAGCAAGGACTGTAGCTGTAGTAGTTCCATCCCCCGCTTCTTTCACTGTATTTCTAGCGGCTTCCTTTATTAAGGTAGCTCCCATGTTTTCAACCGGGTCAAATAAGACTACAGATTCTGCTACTGTAACACCGTCTTTTGTTATGACCGGGTTGCCTCGTGCGTCTTCATATATAACGCATTGTCCTGAGGCTCCAAGGGTAGAAGAAACTGCATTTGCTAGTTTTTCTACTCCTCTAATAATTCTTTGTTTAGCGGAATCGCCAAAGTTTAAGTCTTTGACAATCTCACTAGGTAGATTGTATTCCATTTAATTTAATTTAATTTAATTGTGTTTCTGTTTGTTTATTGACCGTACTTAGATGTAATCGCGTTATGTTTTACCCAATACGCATCATTAGCTTCTGGATCCATAAATACGTTTGGTTCTTCTCCTAAAGCACTTATTTCTTGTTCCATTAAACCTTTTTGCCCTAACTCTTCTTCCGTCAACTCTTGTTTTACTCTCCTTATGTCTCCTGTTGTAGCGTCTTTCTCCCATTCAGACTTTCCAGCAAACTTATATTTTCTAGGTTCGTTAGTTATCTCTTCTTCTGTTGGCGCGTACGGCGCGTATTGTTTCATTGGAGATTTCATTTGAAAACCACTCCATCCTTTTTGTTTAAATGCCATAATTTGTTATTTGAATTGTGTTTATTATTCAGGTCTATAGAGTCCATCCCAACCCATTTCTTCTTTCCATTTCTTTTGCGCGGCATTTACCATGTTTATGTTTTTTCTATTACTATAAAACGCTTTTTGAGCGTTAAGTTTTTCTTCGCCCTCCAATTCATCAAAATTAGGTATTAAACCCTGTTCTGTTGCCCAGTCGTTAAAGTCTCTATTCTCTTGGTACGCTCTTCCTTTTCCTTCTAAAAAATCTGCTGGAGGTCCTTCTCCACTTCCAAAATTGGAATAATGAGTGACACCATCGTCGTTTTTATGAGGATGTGGAGAGGTCTCTTCTCCCGCTTCATTTAGTTTTATCGTATGTTTCAACGCGGATTTAGTAATATGCATCGGAAATCCTTTTTGTTTGTACGCCATGTTGTTATTATTTGAATGTTTTAATTACTTTCGGTCCTTGTGTGGCCTCTATTTTTTTAGAGAAATGGTCGATGCTACCGTTAATTGCTGTCTCGGCGCCTTCGATCGTCTCTCGTCTTGTAACAGCGTGCCATTCCTCATTATCTGGATTAGAGCATTCTGTTTGATAAAAACCATTAGGTAATTGGGTTATCCGCCAGTTTTTCTTTGTGGCTAGATGTTTCCATTGGTTCATAGTTTTTTCATTCGGTTTAGTTGTGTTCGTGGTATACGAACTTTTGTAATACAAGTAAGTCATTTTATTTGGTTTTAGGTTAATATACTTGGTTTAGGGTCTTTCCCTATTTTCCTTTATTCTCTTCTCTAAGAGCTTTTTTCTCAGCGTCAGGTGTGTAAGTTCTGTGATCACCTTTTTTATTTTTTATTGATTTAACACTTCCGTCCTTGTTATATCTAGTAACTGTCTTTTTCCCCGTACTTTGATCTACAGTTACAACTTTTTTCTTTCCACCACCTCTTCTCTTGTTACGAGAATGAGTCGTTGTAGTAACTCCTCTTTTAGTATCACCACTCCATCTTTCATTATCTCCATCTGCGTATGTATCTTGGTTATACGTTTTAGAAGTTGAGCTAGTTGTCTCTTTCTTACCACCAAACAACTTCTTTTTATTTGTTTTTGTGCTAGCGGTTACTTTTACTTTGTCTCGTGAGTGCTCCATTTCGGGATCACCCTTGTATTTAGTACGTCCTTTCTTTGTTTCTGTAGATACTGTAGTTTCAGATTTTGGTTTATATTCAGCTACCTTCTTTTTAACCGCCTTTTTAACTCCTTTAGCTACTTTTTCGCCAGTATCGTATTTGTCTCCAAATTCTTTTACTTTCTTCCCAAATTTTTTAATTCCTTCAATAATCTTCTTTTGCTCCAAAGGAGATTTCATTGGTAATGGTCCATCCACTTCCGCACGTTCGCCTTCTCCCGGTGCTGGTAGTTCTTGTCTAGTTGCTCTTGATTTCTTGTATATTTCTCCGCTTGATGTATAATTACCTTTTGGAGTTCGGTATACTACAGTTCCATCCGCCATATGACCCTGTGGATAGTTCGTGTAATCAAATGGTTTCTCCCATTCTTTTCTTTCTATTTCCCTAGTCAAGTTTTTTTGTTTAAGTGCAGATGTATGCCCTGATGTACCTTGTATTTTACCCATCTTATGTGGGCTACCTTTCATTTTAAATGCCATTTGTTTTATTTTTAAGCTCTACGCTCGGTTACTTTATTACCAGGAAATCTATAGTTTTCCCCAGGTTTCATTAATTTTGTATTTCCATGCTCATCTGTACCTATAACATCGTGGGGTACGCCTTCCATTGTTATACTACTACTATGTATAATGTTTATATCGTTATCCTTATCAGGAGAGTCATCTTTATATCCTTCTATAGAACATAAAGAAACTCTAGTCTCCCCTTTTGGATTTGGTTTACGCATTCGGAAGGTCATTTTTACTCGTTATCTAACTCTGTTCTCCTTGCTTCAGCAGCTTCCATAGTTGCACGACCTACATCTCGAGTGTGGGCTGAACCACGGTTTTTCATAGTTTGTTTGAGGATAAAGTCTTCTTTTGCCTTCTTAGATGAAAATAATCCAGGAATTTTCTTCATCGTTTTTGTTGTCTTGTCCCAATACGTTTTTTGTTTTGGTTGGTTCCCTACCCTTAATTTATCTCTAAGTTCTCTTACTGCTCTTCTACGATCTCTAGCGGACATATTTGCCAACTTTTTCTTTTCTTCGGACCAGCTATCCACGCTTTCCGCATTGTTCTCCGCATCTTCTGATGCTTGCGTTACTACTTGCTCTAATGGAGACTTAGCTCCTATATTGAAGTTCCTTTGTAAAGGACTTCCTTTCATTTTAAACGCCATGTTGTTTTTTTTAATTTGTTACTACTCGTTCACTCTTACGTATCCTCCTTCCCCGTTGTTTACTGTTGGGTCCCAAACTTCTTTAACTTCAGGCATGTTCCCAGTATAAGTACCAGAAGTCCTTTTATTAGTAGGGTACTTCTTTTCTTTTACTCTTTCCGTAGGAAGCACTTGTACTTCTTCTTTTTTTACCGGTACCTCATCTTTATATAAGTTGTAGAACTGGTTTTGGTAATCCAACAATTCTCTTCTACTAAGGTTGCTTAAGTTAGACATAGGTCCACCAATTTGACTATGTATCCATTCTTTCTCCTGACGACTACTGTATCCATCGTTTCTAGGTGTAAATCTCATTTTATTACCCCTTCCTTTAGTACTAGCCGTGTTAAAGCCCGTAAGTTCACC